CTATCATGAGTAACAAAGACCCTGGCGTGAAAAGGCTTTTGTGAAAAAAGTTAAACCGGCTAGGAAGCATCAAAGTCTTTTCGTACAAGTACTGATGAGGGACTGTGATTATCAAATGCCCCCCAACACTGACTACTCGAAACCATTCCTGGATAGCTACCTCTGGAAAATCGATGTGCTCTAAAACATGCGACGAATGAACCGTCATGAATTTTCCGTCTGGGTAGGGTAAGTGAAGGCCATCGTAGTTTGGCGAAAGTAAATCTATCCCGGTAAATTGAAAGGCGGGCTCCCCACTACCACCAGCAGTGTTCCCACCCCTAAACCCAATATCAAGGCCAGGCTGAGAAATATATTTACTGAAATTTTCTTTGGAGAAGTCCACCCCCGGCAAAGTGGTTCTAGACTCTTCCCTTTTTATCCACTCCATAAGGCCCCGCTTCTGATTGAGTTTCTGATTTTTACCTAAAATCCGTTCACTGTGTCAATACCCGTGACGCAAGTGCCCGCACTTAAAGGAAAAAACTTTTTTGGTTTTTACAAAGGGAAAGAACCAAAAAAGTTTTCCGCGCGCACGAATGTGGTACTATCTACTCATGCCTCACAACTGGGTCTTAGAAGACAGAACGTGTCTGTGTGGATGTGAAAAAACCTTTCGCGTCCTGCCGGAATCGAAAGCTAGATACGCTTCTTTTTGGCATGAAAACCCGCATGAATATTGGTTTGAGATTGATGGGGAAAGGATACCGAAAACAAAACAGGGGCTTAATGATTACTACCAAGAATTAAAAAACCCGGATGAAACTGATTCTTTCCCTGTTTCTGATGAGTTCTAACCCCAGTTTTTAGGGTACCTCATCCTTTCATCCCAAATCTCTCGAGCTCTTTGAAGAGTCGGTAACTCAAACTCTCCCGATCTATATGAATACTCGTTCTTTTTTGAGTCAGCCACGTCAGCGACTCTAGCTCAAAAAATCGCCGCACTTTCTAAGAACCCACGCTTGTTCTTTCGTTTGTTACAAAATTCCAAGTACCCTTCATGCATCTGTTTTCTGCTGACGTTAGTCGCCCAAGTGCCAAGCCCAGTTCCGATGAGCTCCCCATCGCACAAACTTTCAAACCACCACTGACCGAAAGCATCTAAGGAAACTATTTTTTGGTGGTAAAGGCCTTCTGTCATTGGCGCAACCGTGAAATTTAGTCCCCCTATATCAAAGTCCATTAAGTATCTAAGAAGATGGGAGTAACCACCCGCTTCAAACCCTCGCCGCATGTCATCGAAAAACTTCCAATCCCCTCTTCTTGTGTCTTTGACGGTTAGAACAGCATACCGCCTTTCGTCTTCGCTAGCTGGCACTAACCACTCTTCGTTACCAATGATGTACACGCGGGTGAGATTAGGAAGATAGTACGCATCTATCCCTTTTCGTTCTATGCGGTGGGTGTCTCCGGTGACTAAGTGCTTTAATATCGCGTCCGATCTCTTATCACCACTCCAGAAAGCTTCTTCTAGGACTAAAGCTAAACAGTTTTCTAGATGGGAGTTAAAGTTGCTCGCCATGTCGTTTGTGTTAGCTAGAACCCTAAAATACGGCTGGATCAGAGCTCCTATGAATTTTAGAAGGGCGCTTTTTCCTGTCCCTTTCTTACCTTTGAAAACCAACGCTGTAAGCGGTTTTTCATAGGGCTTTTGTACAAGATGTGCGAAATGTCCAGTAACCCATCGGGTGAGTTCGGGATCTCCGCCACAGATGTTTTCTTTAAGATGCTCACAAAACGCTTCCACAGATGCATGGCTTAATCCTGTTCCTTTTGGGGACGGTTTATGGGAGTAACCTTTCCATAGATTGTACCATTTAGCGCCTACGCTTAAGCCGGGCTTAAAAACCAGACCGTCGTAAGTTCTTCTGCTAGGATGGTTCATCCACTCCCTAGTTACTTGGACTTCTTTGTTTCTATCTTTCACCGTCACTACCATCTTTCTAGAAAGATAGTAAGAGTGGAAAGCGGCCTCGTCCCAAAATTCAACTATGTCTATTCCTTCCGCGTCTTTAGTCTCTCTAATTATTTGATAATTCCCCTTCATCAGAATGTAGGCGTGTTCTTTGTTGAGCTCTTTGATGGGGGAAAGTTTATCTTCTTTTACCTCTTGTACGGGTTGAAACTGACTCTCTGGGGATAAAAACCCAGGCGAATGTTTCCCGTATTGGTACGCGTTTTCTGTAATCTTTTCGATGTGGTCTTCGTCCCATTTAGGTACGCATTTAGTTTGATTGTAAATATTTACCATGAGCTCTTTGGCTATGGACTCATTTACCCCGTAGTCTTTTAACTTACAGGCTACTCTATATGTGACTTGGTTTCCGCCTTGGCCTTCTACGGCTTCGGGTGCTTCGTGGTGAAGGTAGAACGAAGCTCTTTCAAAAGCGTAATCTTCGTTTACTTCGAAATCTTGGGGTACTTCTATTTTCTCAACAACTCTACTTGCGCCTTCTACGATCCAATCTGGGGCCTCGACAGGTCCAGTTCTATTCGTAAGCAGATATGGTTTTCCTTCAATCGTTGATCCAGCACCGAGGATATAGCCCCCTGCAGTTCGTGTATCAATCCCATGTCCAAAAACGTGGGCCCCTTGGTGCAGTTTTCGTTTAGTAGTGAAAACATAATGTTTCCCTCCAGTCGGTGTTTTTTGGGAAAAGGTAGTACCTTCGAGTTGCTGGCCTTCAAGCTCAAGGAGAAGTTGGGTTTTGTCGCCTCCGTTTTTGGGGTCAACGTCGATTGCGATAAGCGACTCATCTCCTCTTCCAAAGCGAGAACACGCGATTCCAATATTATAATTTCGCTCAAAACCAAGGACCGGATCGACCCACCAACTTTCAATTGTCTTTTTATCTCTGGAAGCACGACTCGCAAAATTATCGATGACAGGGCGCTTCGAATTTTGGATACAAGGGAAAACATAAAACCCCATTTCTGCTAAAGCTAATGCGTGTTGAAGATAACTCATTTTCTGTACCTCACTCCGCTATCTCCTTCAACTGAGATAGGAAGCCCCTTTGCCCACAAAGGAGTTTGAGACATGATTTTGGTCATCTCTTCGGTAGACCCGTAACCATTAACTACTTCACAAACTATTTCGTCATGTACGTGAAAAACTATCGGGTACGATTTGGCTTCTAGCCGAAGCATGGCGTCACTAAGTAAATCCCTTGCCACAGCTTGGGTGATGTTCTCTACTAACAAACCACCGTAAGCTTTATGCCTGTCCCACTTTTTGGTAACAGAATCTTCCCCCATGTAGGTAAGACAGTCTTTTTTCTCATGCCACGGAGTCTCAACTTGTTCGATTTTTGGATACGGGTATGAAAGAACTCTACCAGACGGCAGCCTACACAAAAGAAAAGACCCGCTCTTTAAGTATGTAACCTCTCTACCCTTTGCTCCTGCTTTAAACTTTTGACCTGGATACTTTACCGCGTTGATGGCTTGGGCGTTTGCTTCGTACCAATACCTAACTATGTTTGGATGACCTTCTCTCCAACCTACTTTAATACCGTCTGCTTCTTTATCAGAAAGGTTTACCCCGTAAACCACCGCCATTGCGTTAAAAGCTTTAACCCCGCCCTGATACCCAAGAGCAAGTACTGCGACTTTTCCGATCTGCCTCATCTCTTTGGTAACTGCCTCATACGCGCAGCCAAAGATTTTCATCGCGGCAAATTTGTAGATGTCTTTGTTATTTCTAAAAACATCTAGAACGGCTTCTTCTCCAGAGAGCCATGCTAAAACCCTAGCCTCAATCGCAGAATAATCCCCCCAGATAAGACGATGGCCAACGCTCGCCTCAATGAACGATCTCAAACAATCTGAAATAACTGAGATAGGATCGCCATAGTATAAGTCGATAAGCTCTGCGGCATTAGGTTTAGGCAGGATATTAAAAATGTCATTTATCTCTTTCTCGCCCCATCTGCCACGAGGGAAATTTTGAACCTGTAACCGTCTTCCAGCCCACCTTCCAGTAGCCGCCCCATGGTACTGTAACGTTCCTCTAATTCTAAAATCGCGGTTCACCCCGCAAATCATCGATTTTAGTTTTGCGTTAGAAGACTTATTGGCTTGCGCTCTTAAGCTAAGCGCTTCTTTTACTTCCCTGGGTAAACTTTGGTCTTTAAGAAGTTCTGTTACGTCGTTCTTTGCTACCCCTTCTGTCTGGATGTTGTTGTATCTAATCCAATCCGTTAGTTGCCCTGTTGCCGTACACGTACTGACTGCGCCCTTAGTAACTTGGCGCATTCTCTCGTTGAGCCTGTCTTTTTCTTTTTCAACGATCTCTAAAGCCCTACTAGCTGACTTAACATCTATCTTTATACCCCTATCGTTTATCTTCTGGTCCAACTCCCAAACGGCTCTTTCCATAGGAGACAACTTTGCCTGCCTACCATCTAACATCCTCTCAACAACCACATCCTGCCGCCCGTACTCTTGTAACTTTTTTAAATCCTCTTCCCCCTCATTCCAGGTAATCACCCCATTCACTACGCTCTTAGGCTTAGAAAGTTTCATCATCACTCTTTGGCCTTTAGCGTCTTTTACTTCTGAAATCCCTAAACTAGGGGCCGCTTTATCCAAAGAACCGGGGATGCCCAAAGCGTACGATTGCACCATGGTGCAACGGCATTGATTAATGGTCATCTTGGGCCATCCAAATTTTTTATGAAGAATACTGTTCCAGATGAGTCTTTCGAAAGTCGCATTCTGCGCGACCACCATGTACCCATTCTTAACGTGATTTATTATTTCTTTCCCGTGCGGGGTTAATGAAAAAGATTTTATCTCTTCGTCAGATAAACTCAAATGTGTGTAGATTGGGCCATCACCGAAACACCAAGAAAAAAGAATGATCTGCGTCGTTGGGTCTTCAGCGTAGACATAAGGCCCTGACTTTTTCAAATCAACGGCGCTTCTTGTTTCAAAATCTAGATGTAGCTCCGCCACGATGTCCCCAAAACCCAAAAAAAAAAAAAAAAAATCCCTCATGCAGCGGTGTAGCCTCCACGACTACACCACCACATGAGTTAAGTTAATAGGACGTGAGAAACCGTCCTTGAACCCCAAGCCCTACTAACAATCTTTGCTACGACGTTTGTTGCCAGTTACTTTTTAAGCCATTCGTCCATGTTGAGCTGCTTGTCTTCGATTGCCTTCTTACAAGCGTTGCCCGCCCACATGTAGGCCTCTTCTAACTTTGTAAGGATTAAAGCTTTCTCACGGCCAGAAGGGATCTCTCGTTCGATGTGTTCTTCTAAAACTTCAAACGCTGCTTTAATCATACTGATTTTAAAACGCGTTTCGTTATCAAACTCGACCCTTGAAAACCTAGACATGAGACACTCCTTGTTAAAAAAGTGAACTTAACACTTCTGGCTTTGCACCACTTTGGTCACCAATCGGCGCAAATTCGTCTTCTGCTTTCATTCTTCCACCAAGTGGTTCCCCATCGCGGGTCTTTTGAATATTCCCAAGACCAAACGCAACGCCTCTGTTCCCTTTGGCATCGTATGCGTAGGCTGAAATTGTAGCCCTTGCGTAACATCCAGAATAAAATTCCGTTTCGTCGATAATGGGTTGAACACTCTTATCCACGACACCGGGACGCTGTTTTGATTTTAGATTTAGAAAGATAGCCCCTTCTTCATGGCCAGGTGGCATGACCTTTTTCCCTTCTACAACTTTGGCGCGTTCATCTTGAAGGCGAAAAGGAGTTCTTAAGTTACTAGGCCACTGGCTTTTATCAGCTCCCCACTTTTTAACCACCGCAGCTTCCGCAGCAGCTTTCAAACCACTCATGTCACAGCCTTTTGGAAAAAGCGCTTGAACCGAGTATTCGTCTTCGCCGGAGAGTTCGTTTTTCTTTGGTTTAAACACATTCGGAAATGACACTCGAAATTCTGGTGTCATGACCCCCACTGTTTTGACTTTTTCATTACCCATGTTTTTCCCCTTTTTTACTTTTTTATTCCGCTAAAAGCGGAAACTCTAAAAATTGTTCCTTAGCTCTATCCAGACGTTTTTCGTGTTGCGCTGGACAAAATCCAACCGCTGGACAAAAGAAACACCAACTCCCCTCTTTTAATGGTGCGTTAGGTTCTTCGGTACGTTTTGCGTCGTGAACGAGTTGGATTAGAAATTCTAAAAGTTCTGGAACTGTCCTACAGCTCCAGGTGTGGACCACTTGCTTTTTTCTAGGGCACCTAGGTTGCACAATGTAGAGCTCCACTCGAAGCGCTTGGCTTGCAAAACTTAAGAAAGCTCCTAGCGCGTAGTAAAGAAGCTGCGAATTATTCTCAACTTCAACAAAATGCCCAGAGCCATACTTAAAATCGGCTACGATTAAAGTCCTATTTTTAGAATCGAAACCAACAAAGTCACACCTCCCAAAAAGGCCAGGGTGGAGAAAACTCATGTCGAAAGCGTGCTCTACTTTAGAAACGCTGCAGCGCTTTTTAATGGACTCCACAAAATCAACGTACACCTTAACTGCGTCCACCATCTCGTCTTCGTAGTAGAGTGAAGCTTCTTCAAAAGAAATTTTTCCTTGAAGAATATCTTCACATATCGAGTGAGCAAGCGTTCCTGCTTCCGCGTACTGGTTAGTTTTCGGAGGTAAGTCTTTTGTAAGCCTTACACTGCCAGGGCACTCTGACCAACGATAATACCCTGATGCGCCAATAACGCTGTGATTCGCCATGGACGGTTTTTCCTTTAAAAATTCTTACGCCGGATCGGCCTCAGGGAGAACAAAATCCGCAGGCACTTGTGCGTTGCACGCTTCAATTAACTCTCCTCTTTTGTCTTCGGGAACTTCAGACAATTTTTTAGCTCCAAATTTTTCTAATACTTCGCGTGCTGCGAGCATCCCTTTAGGGCTTCCCTCTTCGCCTAGGTAAGCTGCAAGTCTTTGCAACGCAAGAACTGCCGCTTCCCGTGAAGGAATTTCGTTTTTTGGCGGGGCAGTAGCTTCATCAGAACTAGTTTGAGGTGCTAGCAGGTCCACGGGAGCGGCAACATTAGCTACTTGAGGTTTAGGAACTGGACTAGGAACTGGAACTTGTTCCACTTCCTGTTTAGTTTTGGCCTTTGGGCCACGCTTTGGTTTAGCGCTTGGCAGCTCTTCTGCCACTTCTTCAGCTTTCAAATCTTTTGGCTCTAGCGTACTTGGGTCGGGGCGAGTACTTAAATCAGGCCTTCTTTCACCAGAAAAAACTTTGGCAAGGTCAGAAACGTGGTTTTGCAGTTCAGAAACGCTTTGCGCTCTAAAAATTAGTTCGATCATTCGTTGGTACTCCAAAAAATTTTGTGATGAGTTAGTTGTAAACCTAATTTAGAAACACGCAACTAGAAACTTAACAATTTCATTGACATAGTGCGTTAATATCTAAAGGGTCACTAGCCGATTTATCATCGATAACAGCGAGCCTTAAATCTATCTTTTCTGGTTGTTTTTCTTCTCTCTCCACAAGCCGTTCTAACGGATGGATTTTGATAGGCGGCGGATCGTCTTGAGAAAGAAAACTAGAAATCTCTTTAGCTTTTCTCTTTAAAGTTTCTGAAACTAACGTGTCGATTGAACCATTGATTGAGACAAATCTCACAAAGACAGGTTTTGTTTGACCAATCCTATGGCACCTTTTTGCCGCTTGAACGTTATTGGCTGGAACCCAATCTTGTTCAACGAAAAGGACTTGGTTACTTGCGGTTAGATTAATCGCGGTGGCTGCAGTTTGAATGTTACAAAGCATCACCTTATACGACGAAAAGCGTTGGAACTTTTCAATGTTTTGTTCCCTTTTTGCCTGCGGAGTTTTCCCATACAGATAACTTGGGTTGTGGTGTTTAAGTAACTGGCCTAGTTTTTCGATGACTGCTTGATGGTGGGCAAAGATAACTATCTTTTCGTACATGTTGTTGTTTAGTTCGTCGTCAACTAACTCAGCCACTGCTTTGACTTTTTGAAGCCCAATGTACTTTCTTAAGTTCCCAACTCCTTGTTCAAGAGTGGACAAGGCTTTAGCTTTCTCGTCGGTACCTGCGGTGTTTTTTAAGATGTGTTCTAGGATGTCTCTTTCTTTTTTTAAGATATCAAAGAGCTCTTTACTTCTATCTGAGGGAACCGCAAACCTCGCCCAAAGCGGATCTGCTTCCCAATCCACAAAGCCTGCTGGCACCGTAATTGTGTCGTAGTGTATTTTTGGTAGTTCGTTCATAACTTCACTTTGCGTTTTTCTAAACATAATGGGCCTAAGTAACTCTTTAAGCTCACTCGTTTTTGAAAGTTTAGTCCCGGCAATCTTTGGATAGTGGTTAGCTCCCACCCTAATTCTTTTTAACTCGCAAAACTTTGAAACAAAGGCGTCAAATTTTAAGGGGGTGGCATTGAAAGTGTACAGTATCGGCCACAGTTCTCCAGCGTGATTCATCACCGGTGTGCCAGTCACCGCCCATGTGCGGTGCGCTTTGTGTACGAGGCCTTTTTTACCAAGGATGGCTTTCGTCCGGTTTGCTTCCGTGTTTTTTAAATAGTGCGCCTCGTCTAGTACCAGTAAATCGGTACTATCCATTCCCAATTTCGATACCTGATGGTAACTCGTAATCGTTCTTTTTAAGTGAGTTGCGTTCCATTTATTAAACTCATTCTCCCAGTTCCCCGTCGCAATCGCAGGGCATATGACTGTGATTGATTTTACCTTAAGTTCCACTGCCGCTCGAAGCACCACTCCAGTTTTTCCAAGGCCCATATCCAGCGCAAGAAGAGCTACCTTTTTGTCTTTAATCCAGTCTATCGCTTCTCTTTGATGCGGAAAAAGAGTGAGATCGCTACTCAAAGATTTCTTGGCTGACATCTTGGGTTTGGGTCTCGGTTTGGGTTTGGTCTTTGCCTGATTCTATTAACCGCCCACAGTAGAGGCTTCCATAGACGGCAATTAACATCGCCTCTGCCTTCCCATCGTCCTTAGACCGGCTAAATTCATGTTTTTGGTCTGGAAACATATCCATCGCCATATTCCTAGACCAAAGCTTATCTTTACCCACTAAGTGCATCGCCAGTTTCCAGTCCTGGGGCCTAACTAGGTAGGTTGGGACACCTAACGCGGCTAGTACGCCACGGATTTTTCCATACCCCATCCCAAAGTTAAACATGGAAGCCACACCCTGTTCTGGCATGGACTGCACTTTTTCCATGGCGGCAAAGGCTATTTGGTCTTTGTATGACGCTATGTGTTCCACTAATTCAGGAAGGCTTATCTCTTTTTTCCCAAAACTATCGTTGGTGAGGGGCATGGATTTTACGTTTAAAAGGCTTCTGTTGCGTTGATCGTAGAGGCCTAGGGCTCCGCCATAGCCAGGGTCAATGCCTAGCACTAAGGGCCGGTTACTTGAGAAATCAGCGGGGTTTAGTTCTTTGCTGTGAAGAACCACCCGGCCCACCGTTTGGCTGGGCGTTTGGATGAGCTTAGTAAATCGGCTACGCCGGGCTGTTTTAGGCTGTTTCATTTATCCCCCATGATTTTAAGTGGTTTTACAGCACCACTTGGTCGTTGTCGTTAATTTCTAACTGCCTAATCGCGGTATTCTTAGCAAAGTCATATTTTAGGGGCCTTGGGTCAAAGTCGGTAGTGTCTAGGATTATGTTTGCGTACTTAGCCACTTTGAAGATGAGCTCCCATCTGCAAGAAGGGACTAAACCTGTTCTAATCCAATGGTAATAACTTCGGTGGTTCTGTCTTGTTCCGGTCACTTGGGCCACAAGTACCGAAAATCTAAAAGGGCCACCGAAACGAAAGAGAACCCTTTCAGCCTGGGTTAGCTTAAGGTCTCCTGGCTCACCGTAGAGCATCTCGTACATAACCCTAGCGTTTATATCTACCCACTTTGTGTCGGTTCTAAGCGCCACGTAGTGCCTGCGTAAAGACTGCGGCGGGTCTTTTCGTTTCTTGTAGCCGTTGTACTTGTCCTGAAGGTAGCGGATTCGTGGAGTTATGCTGTCGGGATTTTTCATAGGCCAGGAATTAACTTCAAAAAAGCCCCACGTCCAGCGCGAAATTGGACCACAAAGCGGGCGAAAAAGCCTAAAAACAAAAAAATAAGGAAAATACGCCTTTAAAAACAAGGGGTTAAGTGCCCAAAATGCGATTTTTTCATTTTTCCAAGTTGGTACAGAGAAATTTTTCTATGGGCCAACCTGCCAAAAAAAAGGGGTCTATTGCTGCTTCATGACCACTTTTAGCCCTTTTTTACTGTTTTTCTATTTTATATATATATCTTTAATAATAATAATAATAATAAGATAAATAAAGATAACAGAGAAAAGGAAATTAAAAAAGTGGCTGCGACAGACAGTGCTTACAGAAATTGTGACGATGGCTATTGCTCTTTTACAAGCGCCCGTGGTTTCAGCATGTTAGGCCACTTGGCGCCCCAATGGTTTTTGTGGAAGGACAGTCGTAGAAAAAAATGTGATGACTGCAAAACCAGTTACTAAAAACCAATGATCCCAGCGTGTTATATTTGCCAAAGGACTAAAAAAATTTCGGGGAGCGTTTTTGGCTTCTGATTGGAGAATTGCGCCTTCTGATTGGTGTTTGTAGCCATCGAGGTCGTTTTTCAATTAATTGTCGGCCTTAAAAAGAACTAAGTGCTAAAAAAGCGTCGGGAGGATTTTTAGTTGCGTTGGGTGGATTTTGGAAGTTTCGGTCAAAAGCCACACTTTCATGTGGTTTTTTGGTGGCCTAAAAAGGGCAAAAAAGCCGGGCCTATCCGAATAGATGTTGGTTCGAATTCTTAGAGAATACTTTGGATGTAGCCTTCAAGAATACGGTGCGTATTCTTTCAGTGTGCGTCAAAAATTCATGCAGAATACGATCGGTGTTAGGCACCCTCATTTGACGAATCAATAGAAGGCACCCTCATTTGACGAATCAATAGAAGGCACCCTCAAGCGGCCTACATGTAGAGGTGTAGTTCACTTGAGGGTGCGGACTATTTGAGTATGGAGTCAGTCTTAGAATCAAAGCGTAAACGCAGGCCCGTATCCATGCATTGGAAGGTACAGGTACCCCCTTCGACGTGGACTAGCATGCATCTACTAGCTTTGATGTTAAGGCCTAACCGTTTGTTTAGTTTTTTAAGTGCTATTTCGAACCGCCTATACAGCGTCGAAATCGCATACTGGTCCATGTTCACCTCACTTTGTTAGGGTTTTTGAACCCCTCTAAACGCCAAAAGCCTATCAACTCTTAAGAGTTGATAGGCTCAAGCTGAGGTCTACAGTGCCTCTCACGGTACCGCAGCCAAATTAGGTCCGTGCCTTCTAACGGTCGATCCGTTAGCTTGTGCGACTAGTTGGCTTGGCCCATTTAAGAGCCCGTCACAACTTTATTTGGGGATATCCCCCCAAGAAACTAGGAAGAGGAAGGCTGCAGCGCACGCTATTCCCCCTAGGAAGCTTCCAGTCAGCCCCCAAATTAATAGCATCTGGAGCGTGGCTATAACTAAATAATGAGGCTCTACCACGAATGATTTACGCATGGCTCACCTCGTCTAGGTCTATATAGCATTGAGCCTCGTCCATGGCGTCTAACACGTCTTGAGTGCTGACGTGGTAGAGGTCAGCTATGTCTTGCACTTCAGCGTGGGTCAATACCGCGCTTGGTTTAATTCGGTCTAAATGGTATGTGAGTAAATTATATACTAGGTCTAACATACGAGTACCTCAGTGTAGGAAAAAGGGCTTGTTAGGATGCGGCCTAACAAGCCCTTCAGTTTGTTTATTCCTCGGATTTTTGAATCTTCGAAAAATCAGCAGACTCAGGAAGCGTTTCAACTAGCGCTTTGAACTCGCTGAAGTTTTTGACTAAAGCGCGTGCTTTTTGAGGTACGAGAACAACGTTTCGACCCCCGCCATAGTTGATGGCGATACAGCCTGTATCTAGCACGTTGAATTCGATAGGTTGCTGACGTTTTTCCTGTACACCCTTCCAGAACGCTCTATTTTTTTCACTAGCAGCGTCTAGTTTGGCTTGTTTTTCACTGATTAGTTTTTGTTCAGTAGCACGCCTGACTTTGACGTCAGTGATCGTGTTAAGGAACTCAATTTGGCGTTTTGACAACGTAGCTTGTTTACTCATTTTTTTCTCCTGCGTTTTTCAACGCTTTACAGTTAATTGACCGATGCACCTTGCGTCGGTCGAGCAAACCAAAGTGCATGCGGCGTGCCAAACCCGTTTTTTGAGCTAAGTGGTTGAAATTCCAAGTATTCATCGGGAATACGATTTTGTCGTAAACTGTCGAACTTTTTGACAGTTTGGAAGGGCGGCGAGCCTAATTCGTGCCTACTGTCGAATTTTTGGTCACTGTCGCGTTTTTTGACGTTTTTTCACGTTTTCTCGTGTTTTCTCACGTTTTCTCATGATTTTGAGCCTAAGTGTGTATACTGAGAGAGGATGGTGGTTACAGTTTTTGACAGTATTCTTTTCGATTTAATCGAGCTTCCGCTAGAACAAGCGCTTAATAAGAATGGAGTTAAGTCCTCGATTTTCTTCAACTATTTGGCAAATAACGCAGACGCAAAACGCAAATACGACGTATATACGCAGTGCGTAGCACGTAAACTAGCACTTGAAACCATCGACATCGCCGACGAGGAAATCGACCCCGCACGTGCTAACGTACGTATCAAAGCACGACAATGGCTTGCAGGCAAATACCTGCCTAAAGAATACGGCGAACGAATAGACGTGAACGTTCAGACCGTTGACCTAACCGACGCGCTGCGTGAAGCAAGGGAACGCAGAGAGCGCATGCTTCACCCTAGCTTCACCGAACCTAAGCAACTCATGGATGTAGCTGATTATGTAGGTGTTCAGCGTACGGATGCTACTGATTTGGAATCAGTGGCTGCTGTAGATAGCATCTTTGACTAGGCAAAAGACCGGGGTGGGGGTGGGGGTGGGTCCGCGCACGCGCGTGGCCATGAGCGATCACGGTACCTTTGGACAGAATTTATATAAAATTTTAAATTTCAAATTGACTCACCGTGTAAATGGCAAGTGTGAGTTAGAATTTCCCGCACGGGGGTTCAATGAAATACACAGTTTTGGTTATTTTCACGATGGTCTTCTCTGTTCTGGCTTTAAGGTGTTCTAAAGAAAACGATAAGCCAGCTCCAACAGACTTATCGCCAACAACAAATCCTTCACAAGTAGGAGAGACTGGCCTTATCCATGACGATTCTGTTTTCTACGAAACATCTCCATCAGGTCACAGTCCTTATTGGGTTGCCGCCCCAATCAATGCTCCCGTCCCCGAAAACTTCGACCTCCGTGGCAAGGGAACACCCTTCCCTAGTCCCGGTGATCAAAGTAACTGCGGGAGTTGCTGGGCTTACTCTACTGGACAGGCGATGGATATTTGGTGGGCTATCAATAAAAAAGAGCTCCTAGACCACTCTAAGCAATATCTTCTTTCGTGCTCAGGAAATGGTTCTTGCGCCGGTGGTTACATGAGTGTGGTGACGTGGCTTGTAAAGTCTGGCCTTCCTTTAGAGGCAAGCTTTCCCTACGTTGCAAAGGACATTAAGTGCAAATTCTCGAAGGAAGAAATCGCTAAAGGATTTGGTAATCAACTCCTAGAAGCCCCCTACATCGGAGAATCCTTTGAAAAATCTCGCTACTGGAAGTTAAGCGGTGGCACCTTTGAACCCAGAGACAAGATGTCACAAATACAACAAGCGATGATTCAACTTAATTCGCCTGCTGTCGTAACAGTAGCAGCTTACGGTGCAAACTCTGACCAAGTCATTTCGGGTTGCAGCGCACTAAACAGTGGCGGAAATCACATGGTGAACGTTATTGGGTGGGATAATGAAGGTGGTGGCCCAAATGCGCACGTATATAACTCGTGGGGTAAGGGGCATGGGAAAGATGGGATATCTAGGATTAAGTGGAATTGCGATGGGAAGTTAAATCGTGGGCTCGGGGTTTCTGCAAGAGTTCTTCGAGGAGAGTCTAAACCCCCTTGCGATCCGCCTGCTAACCCCGATCTTAAGCCAGAGCAGATTATTTTCATGGGTTCAAAAGCAGAAATTGGAAAAGACATCCCCAATGTAAAATGCGTTTGGAGTCCGACGTATGGTTTAAAAGACCCAAACTCCTGTAAGACTGACGCGATGCCTGAGAAGTCCACCGAATACCATCTCGAAGTAAGTAACGAATGTGGTAAAGTTACAGCAATGACTTTCGTCAGGGTGTTCGCTCCTGTTCTAGTTGGTGGCGGAGATGTTAAATACCAAGAAACAGGGTCAATTGTGACTCCGTTTGGAGAAACAAAAAGAAGGTAAGAAGTGAAAAGTCGTGGAAGTAAATCGTTAAGCTATGAACGTAAGCAGGCACTAGCAGAGCTCATTATATATTGTGTCGTCGTAGCGGCAGTGGTCGTTATGACTTTTGTTTTTAAGGATTAAGTAGGATTGATGCAGCGGCCAGACTCCCCAATTGTCTGTAGTGTCTGCGGTAAAATTGTCCTACCTAATGGGATGTTTGATGAGTATGAAGGGTACCCATGTCACACTGAGTGTCGAGATGGAGTGCCCTTCACTCATCAAACTACTAAAGAAGAGGAAAAGGTTTAGGGGGGCAAGATGAAAACTGGGGTGGTGAAGTGGTTTAACGACGGGAAGGGGTATGGTTTTATTCAAGATGAACAAGGTAAAGAGCACTTTGTTCACTACTCGTCGATTAACATCCAAGGTTTTAAGACATTAAAAGAAGGGCAAAAAGTTTATTTCGAGGCTGAAGATGGGCCAAAGGGTCCGTGCGCTAAAGAAGTAACTTTGGTTTAAAGATGGAAGAAGTACAAAAAGAAACCCAAAGTGTTACAGGGATCGCCGAATTAAACCCAAGATTTTTTAGACCAGGGTCCAAGATAAGAGAAGTCACAGTTAACTACGTTCTGACGGAAGGTGGGATTGGAGATTTTATCGGCGCTCTTTCAGCGCTGGAGTGGTTAGCAAGAAACCACCCCCAGATTAACGGAAGGGTGTACTGCCCAGATTTTTTCGTAAGTATTGCAGCTAACATTTTACAAAATTACCCAAAATGGAAAGTACAAGGTAGAAAGTCACTGTCTGCTAAAAAAATGCAGATTAGGCCAACCTACCTTCCATTCCATAGGCCCATCAATGCAACAGGCGCGCATCTAGTGGACTTAGGGTTTATCTACTACGCAAACGTAAATCCTCCCCCAGAGGATGGTTACTACTACACAAGATTAGACCTATCTAAAATCGAGACACTAGATTTACCCACCGCAAAATATGCGGTGATGACTCCGGGGGCTACTTATGAAAACAGAAAACTTCCGGCGAGAGCTTTTAATGGGATTAAAAGTTATCTATTGGAAAAAGGAATCATACCCGTCTTTCTCGGAAAGGTTGAGGTTGGGGACACGCGTAAAATCCTATTTGAGGACGAGTACGACTATGAAGGAGGGATTGATTTACGGGAAAAGACGAGTCTACTTGAAGCAGCAGCCATAATGTCCAAAGCAGAGATGGTGATTGGTCTAGACAATGGCCTTTTACATCTAGCCGCGATGACCGATGTTCCCATCATTTTTGGTTACAATATCGCAAGCCCCGCTCACAGAAGGCCTAGAAGAAAAACTATCGACGGTAAAAAGCCAATTCTTTGGGAGATACACCCAGACCCAAATTCTCTTTCATGTACGTTTTGCCAAAGCCAAATGCGGTTTATGTTCAACCATGATTTTAAGAATTGCCTTTATAAGGACAATCTATGCCTTGAAGCGCTAAGCGATGTGAAATCTTGGTGCGAGTTGGTGGATAACGTCATTAACAAAGTAGTACCTAACACATGAGTAAAAGCCCCTACTCCGCAGAACAAGAACGAGAGTTGATGGTCAACATCTGGAGTATGGCAGACGATCCGGAAGCGTTTGTCTTGTACGCCTACCCTTGGGGAAAACCAAACACGCCACTCCACAATAAAAAGGGGCCTAGAACGTGGCAAAGAGATGAATTGCAGCAGATGAAAGAGCACTTCATCAATAACCGAAAGAAGTTAGCCGAAGGGAAACAGCCAGAAGTTTATAAAAGCG